CCTTAACCGATGGCAGCGATTTAAAATTATTAGATTCTTTTAAACTTTGGGCTGAACAGGTTTTTTGTTGGTATTACTTTGAAGATAGATCAGTATATGTTCCTAATGAAATTGGACATGGTCATTATATTACAAAGAGAGTAAAAAAACGTCTTATAAATAAACAGTATTTAATCGTCGCTAGAGGTGCCGCTAAATCTATGTATGGTTCGACTATACATAGTTTTTTTTTAAACATTGATACCTCTACAAAAGAACAAATAGCTACAGCCCCTACTATGAGACAAGCAGAAGAGGTAATGTCACCGATACGAACCTCTATTATTAGATCGAGAGGACCATTATTTAAATTTTTAACTGACGGTTCAGTGCATAGTACAACGGGTTCTAAAGCTAATAAAGCAAAATTAGCCTCAACCAAAGTTGGTATTGAAAATTTTTTAACTGGGTCGAAAATTGAGATTCGTCCAATGAGCATAAACAAATTACAGGGTGCTAGATGCAAAATCGTTACAATTGATGAATGGCTATCGGGTGATACTCGGGAAGACATTGTTGGTGCTGTTGAGATGGGTGCAGCGAAGATACCTGGATATTTAATAGTCGCTATAAGTTCAGAAGGAACAGTCCGTAATGGGGTTGGCGACACAATGAAAATGGAATTAGAAAAGATTTTAAAAGGCGAGTATATAAATCCTCATGTATCCATATTTTGGTATTGTTTAGATTCGATTCAAGAAGTAAACGATCCCGAAATGTGGGTTAAGGCAAACCCAAATTTAGGTTATACAGTACAGTATGACACTTATCATTTAGACGTAGAGAGAGCTGAAAAATCTCCTTCTGCAAGAAATGATATTTTAGCTAAACGTTTTGGATTACCTATGGAGGGTTTTACATACTTTTTTTCATATGAAGAGATTCAGTGTCACAGAACTCAAAACTTCGATGGAATGGATTGCGCCATGGGGTGCGATTTATCACAGGGTAACGATTTCTGCGCATTTTCTTTTTGGTTTCCATTACGTGGCGGAAGATTTGGTTTGAAGTCGATTTGCTATATTTCTGAGTTAGCCTATCATCATGCGATAGAAGCGACTAGAGAGAAATATGATGAATTTATCAGAGAAGGTTCATTAGTAGTACAAGATGGAAGTATCCTTGACATGGAGCTTCTATATGATGATTTGGATAATTATATTATCAGTCATGAATACAATGTTGTATGTGTAGGTTATGATCCATACAACGCGAAAGGTTTTATAGATAGATGGGCTACTGAAAACAGCCCGTTTGGTATACAAAAAGTTCCACAGGGTGTCAAAACCGAGACGGTTCCTTTAGGTGAAATTAAGAACTTGGCAGAAGCTAGAATGGTTTTATTTGATCAGTCTATTGTTAATTTCACAATGGGTAATTGTGTCGTTATGCGTGATACTAACGGTGGAATGAAATTAATGAAGTTGCGATATGAAGCAAAGATAGATGTCGTTTCAGCGGCTATGGATGCACACGTAGCTTATAAAGTAAATCGAGAATCATTTGAGTAAGGATGAGTATTATGGAACATTATTATGGAATACAAACTTCAGACTCATTACAGCATTTTGGTGTAAAAGGTATGAAGTGGGGAATACGTAAAGCAACATATCATTTATATAGTAATCAAGGGTTAAAAAAAAGTGCTAATAACATAAAAAAAGATAATGTTAAATTGAAAACTAAACACAGCAAAGCGCAATCGCAACATGCAAAAAATCAAAAAAAAATTTATAAAAAGCAAAGTGACGAAGATGCTATTGCTAAATATACTAAAAAACTTATAAAAAACGAAAAAACAATGGCGTATTGTGAAAAATATATAGTTCGTAATGAAAAATTATTAAGCAAATATAGAAACTTATTAGAAAGACGAACTGAGATTATTTCATCGTAAAAAGAAATCGAAGAAAATGATTAAATAGAAAGGATGATTTAAATGTTTCAACAAAAAAAAACATCGTTGGCACATCATGGTGTTAAAGGTATGCATTGGGGGATTCACAACAATCGTTATAAAAGAACTGGTGTAATCCAGCCATCTATGTATGGTTTAGAAAAAAATATTAAAACTGGTAGTTATTATACCACAAATAAATCATTAACTGTTCGTGAGTTATTAGATAAACAATTAGAAAGTGATTTTCGATCAGTTGGTCGAGAAAGTAGAGCAACTTATGCCAGAGTCAAACAATTAGAAAATATGGGCGAGGATTGGCTGAAAAAAAATAAGGATACATATTTTGATGCTGTTTATGATGATGAAACTATTGATAAGGCATTTGCTACCATCAAAAAATTTAGAAACTATTATGATGACTATGATACAGATAAGTATTATTAAATAGGAGGAAATCAAAATGGGGTTACGTGACAGGATTAATCGAGCTTGGAACGCATTCAATAATCAATCAAGCAATGAATATTCCACGTACTATGCTCAGGTTGCTGGAAGTAATACCCGAGCTGATATACCTTTGCTCACATATGGAAATGGGCAAAATTTTGTATCCGTTGTCAATTCAAGAATTGCGTTAGATGTCGCTAGTAAAAACATGAGACACGTGCAAGTCGATGACAATGGGCGTTTTACTTCTGAAAAAGATTCAGGATTAAACTCATGTTTGAGTATAGAAGCGAATCTTGATCAGACGGGACGGGAATTGATTAGAGACGCTACTTTAATCATGCTTGACAAAGGAGCAGTCGCAATAGTGCCCGTCATAACAAATACAAACCCTAATTATACTGATTCGTATGACATCAGAAATATTAGGGCTGGGGAAATTATAGAGTGGTTCCCCAGTGAAGTAAAAGTTCGGCTTTATAACGAACAAACAATGCGTAAAGAGGATTTAAAGTTATCAAAGCGTTTCGTGGCGATAGTGCAAAATCCTTTTTATATGGTGATGAACTCATCTAATTCTACGGCAAAGAGATTAGCTGCAAAACTAAGATTATTAGATGTTGCTGATGAAAAAATCGCGGCACCTGGCTTAGATTTGATAATTAAATTGCCGTACAGTCTGAAAACAGAAAAGCAGCAAAATATCGCTAAGAAAAGAATTGAGAACATTGAATCCCAACTTGCAAATTCTTCGCGGGGTATTGCCTATATTGATGCCACAGAGAACGTGACTCAGCTAAATCGTTCCGTTGACAACAATTTGCTTAAAAACATTGAGTATTACCAAAAGCTTTATCTTAGTCAAATGTATATGACTGAAGGAATACTTGATGGGACAGCTGATGAAAAGACTCAATTATCTTACCTCAACAACACTATAGAACCTATTTTATCAGCATTTGTAGATGAATTTAAGAGAAAGTTCCTCACCAAAACAGCTCGATCGCAAGGTCAATCGATCATGTACTTCAGTGATCCATTTAAGCTTGTTCCTACATCAGAGATAGCTGAAATCGCTGATAAATTCACTCGAAATGCGATCATGTCTTCTAATGAAGTCCGTCAAGTCGTAGGGATGAAACCATCAGACGATCCGGAAGCAGATGAATTGCGTAATAAGAACTTGTCGGAACCTAGTGCAAGTAGCACAACAGAATCGTCGCCATTAGAAACAGCTGAACCGTATGAGATCGAGGAGTAAAGAAAGTTTTTTACGAAGGAGAAATCAAAATGGTAAAAAGTAGTGTACAAAACTATGATTTTGCAGGTTACTGTACCAGAGCCAATGTCAAATGCTCAGATGGGTTAGTCGTTGGCGTAAATGCATTTTCTGAATGCAATGGTCAAAAAGTACCGTTAGTATGGAATCACAACCATTCAGATGTTGATGGCGTATTAGGACACGCTTTACTTGAGAACCGTGGCGATGGTGTGTATGCCTACGGTTTTTTTAATGATACCGAAAACGGTCAACATGCAAAAGAATTAGTAGCGCATGGTGATGTGGACAGAATGTCCATATATGCTAACAAATTAAAACGTAACGGGAATTTAGTACAACACGGAATCATTCGCGAGGTAAGTTTGGTTCTTGCAGGTGCTAACCCCGAAGCAAAAATTGAATCCATCATTAGGCATGGGGAAGAGTTGGATGACGAAGCTGTTATATTTTCATTTCCTGATGACACTTTAAATTTGTCACATGGTGAAGATGATGTTATCAACGATTCAGTAATAGAAGAACCTGATGATGAGTTAACCCATGCCAATGAAGGAGGAAATACAATGGCAAAAAACGAACCAGAAGTTAAAGAAAAAACTGGTGACAAAACTATACAGGATGTATTCGACAGTATGAGCGAAGAACAAAAGAATGTTTGTTATTATTTAATCGCCAAAGCTTTAGAAGGTACTGGTGTCGAAGACAAAAAAGATGAAAAAGAAGATAAAGAAGATAAAGGAGAAGAAGACGTGCAACACAACATATTTGAAAGCAACAAAGAACAAGATGATGTTTTAATGCATGATGCTATGAATACTATCATTAAGGATGGTAAACGTTATGGTAGTTTAAAAGAATCATTCTTGCAACATGCAGCTGATTATGGAATTGATCAAATCGACTGGTTATTCCCAGATGCAAAAACTTTAACTAACCAACCCGAATTTATTAAAAGAGATACAGGATGGGTTGCAGGGGTAATGAATGGAGTGCATAAATCAGCATTTTCTAGAATCAAATCTATTTTTGCTGACATCACTGCTGATGAAGCTCGTGCAAGAGGGTATATCAAAGGTAACTTAAAAAAAGAAGAAGTATTTACTTTATTAAAGAGAACTACTGATCCTCAAACTGTATATAAGAAACAAAAATTGGATCGCGATGATGTGATTGATATTACAGATTTCGATGTTATTGCTTTTATCAAAGGCGAAATGAGAATGATGTTAGATGAAGAAATCGCTAGAGCTATTTTGGTTGGTGATGGTAGATTATCAGATTCAGATGACAAAATCTCAGAATCTCATATCAGACCTATCTATAATGACGCTGATTTATACACAATCAAAGCATCTGTAGCAACAGATGACATCCCAAACAATTTCATTACGGCTGCTATCAAGAGCAGAAAGAATTACAAAGGATCAGGTAACCCAACTCTTTATACTACTGAAGATATGTTAGCTGATCTTTTATTATTGAAAGATGTAAACGGAAGATTCATTTATGAATCAGAAACTCAATTGGCTAGCACATTACGTGTAAACAAAATTATTACAGTTCCTGTAATGGAAGGTGTAACTGGAGCTAATGGGGGAGAATTGCTAGGTTTAATTGTAAACTTACAAGATTATAATGTTGGTGCCGATAAAGGCGGAGCTGTAAATATGTTTGATGATTTTGATATCGATTACAACCAACAAAAATACTTAATTGAAACTCGTTGCTCAGGAGCTTTAATTAAACCTTATTCTGCTATCGCAATTGAAAAAGCCACATCTAATTCAACTGAAGGTTAGTAGCAAATCAAAATGGAGGTGAGGACTCATGAAAAGATGGTGCGGCAACATAGCGTTTACTAATACTATTGAAATTGAAGAAGACGTATGGGTAGACCAACCTGTTATCAAATTCTATAAAGGTGATATTTTACAAAATTATGTAAAAAATCAAGATGCAAGTAATGTCAATGAAGACATTAATGTTTCTAATAGAATTTCGGTGGTGTCGGATATGTTTTTAATGAGTCACCTTAACTCTATTTCTTATGTTGAGTTTTATGGTATCAAATGGAAAGTAAGTTCCATTGAAGTATCATATCCTCGCGTTAATCTTACTCTTGGAGGAGTATACAATGGCTGATAGAAAACAATTAAGTAAAATACTTCATGGTTTTTGTGACAATGTATATTTTCAACCTCCAGAGTCAGTAAAAATGGTGTATCCAGCTATTAGATATTCTGTTGATAAGTTCAATAACCAATATGCTGATGATACAACTTATATAGCTAAAAAGAATTACCAAATCATAGTGATAGATACTGATCCAGACAGCACGATAGCTGAGCAAGTAAATACTATCCCAAGTGTTTCTAGTTCAAATGTATATGTTGCGGATAGTTTATATCACTATGTTTTTAATATCTATTTCTAAAAAGGAGAAAATAAATGGCAAAATTAGTTTGGGACCAAACTGGTCAAAAAATTTATGAAACGGGTGTCAAAAAATGTGTACTTTATCCAACTAATGATAGTGGTGAATATGG